TGAGCGCATTGAGGTTATGTGCCCAACGTAATTGCCAGCCTAAGGCTTTTTTGCCGCGTCAACGATCTCCTTCTTGAAGTTGGAGATACGCCCGGCCTCATCCAGGACGAAATCACGGAACTTGTCTGTCCTGAGGGCCTTCATACCCAGCTTCGGGGTGTAGGGAATGTTGTAGGTAGTGGTGCCGTCGGCGTTCGGCCAGTGGATGCCCTGCCAGTCCAGCAGGACCGTGGTGGCGAGCGCTTCCGCTGTGATGCGTTGCACCGCCTCGAAGTTTTCTGGATTGGAGTCGTCCAGGATGAGCTTGTTGGCCCGAGCGAGCTTACTGAGCTTGCTCTTGTAGGCGGGCGAGCTGGTGCTGGCGATCTTCAGCCGGCTGCCGCCATAGAAGTCGACCCAGACGCCTTCTTCTGACAGGTCCTTGTCGACCATGATGTCAGCGAAGTTGAAACCGCCTGGGACTGAAGTCTGTGCGACTGGAGTCTGTGCGACTGGAGTTTGTTGGGCAGGTGCCTGGTAGGTGGTGTAATCGGCGTCTGACATCTTGGGCTCCGTGGTGTGTAGTTGTCAGGTTGGGGGAGAGGTTATAGTACCTCGGATTGGCCGCTAGGTAAAAAACGAGGCGGGGTCTCCCCCGCCAAGTCAGTGGTCCCAGCGGTCCAGCGGGGTTCGCTGGAGCCGGCTTATGACGGGTTCTTGGTGATGAGTACCGTGCCGTTGACGCTGTCCTCGAAAGCACGGAATTCGGTGTTGATCATAAGATCCTGATCGGCGCCGTCGGCAGTGGGAATGCCGCCGGTAGTGACCTTAACCAGCTCTGAATCAAACTGGATGCCGTTGCCGGAGGTGTCAATCAACTGCCCCGTGATGACGAGATCGGTGTCACCGACAAAAGCGTTGTAGATGTCTGGGTTGGCATAGTAAGCGCTGCCGCTGTAGGTAGTCATGAAGCGCCCGGAACCCACCCCAGCCGCATAGATGGAGTTGATGCCAACCGCCTGCTGCTGGCGCAGTTGGTTGTCCATGTTGATGGACAGTGACTGCATCGTAACACCGGTAGACTCAGTACCCTCCAGAATATCGAACTCCTTAAGGCTGTCGACACTAGACATGAGCGGAAGCGAGGTGAGAGAACCAAGTGTCCAGGTTCCAGGCTTAGCTGAGGCTTCCACTGGGCTTTCAGGACGGATGCCCATGACGTTGATTGAGCCGGTGATGAGCGCGTTAGGTGAGATATCCAGGGCCATGGAACCAATCTGCACTCCCCGGAAGATGTACCAGTCGTAGTTGCCGCCGGCCACCTGCACCCGCTTGAGGAAAGCGAAGCAATGCTTGGTGGAGCCGTTCTTGATCGAAACACCATCAGCCCACGTGTCGCCGCTGGTGTAGGTGCCGACCGAGGTCTCCTTGTTGGCCTGCAGAACGGCGATAAGCATATCGAAGAAGAAGGAACCAGCCTGTGCCTCGAAGTTGACACCGCCGCTAACCTCACCCTGGGTAAGTTTGGAGCCGGCATAAGAGCGGTTCGTAGTGATCTGCTCAGAGACAGTGGACGACAAGTTGGTCGACAGGGACTCGCCCGTCATGGGGATAGGCGCCCAGGTAAGAGTGCTGGTCCAAAGCGTGGTGTCGTCGGTGTCCGCCGTGTAGTAAAGAGAGACTTCAGAAGTCGAACTGTAGGCTGCACATGCCATGGGGAGATCCTCATCAAGGGGGGTTGAAGTGTGGGTCTACCCCACAAGTAGTCGTACAATTAGCGTATCACTTTTAGCCGTTAGCGCAAGCGCTTATCGTCACAACACGATGTTGCCAAGGGTCAAGTAGCGCTCGAAGTGAATAGGGAACGCGGCCTCAAGAACGTACCAGCCATTCTCGGTGAAGTAGTCGCCTTGGTTGGAGAGCGGGGATACCATGAGCGAGCCATCGGCAGACACGATCCGGCGGTTCTCCAGCAGATCAGAGAGATCGGCCAGGTAGGTTTTGGCCTGACGGGTGCCGGTGCGTTCGCGCACGCAGATGCCCACGGATAGCTGCCCGACGTAGCGAATACAGTGGCCGGGCACCGTCAGGGTTTCGCCCGAGAATACGTCCACCCTCACCGATAGATAGTCCGTTGTGCCGTCTGGCAGCAGGGGCTGGCTGGGGTCAGAAAAGTTGCGCGGGTCTACGTTGCGCCATGCCAGGGGGGTAGAAGTCCAGTTCTGCGACAGCGCAGTGTAGATGGCTTCCTCGGCTTCAGGAGCGTTCATGGCATCGGCCTCACGATCTTGTTCGCCGCGTTGGCGGCCCGCATCTCCGCCGCGAGCTTCACCAGCACTTCCTGCAGCAGACCCTTGCCCATGACCTTGGACACCTCTTCTTTCAGCGGCGTCGCCCCCTCTTTGAATAGGGCATTCTCCGGATAGCTTCTGCCGGCTCCGTCCAGCCGCGAATTGATGCTGTCGGGGCGCATGAAGGCGTTGTACAGGTAGATCGCCGGGGCCTCACCCGCCATCTCGTCAGCGGTCAGCTTGACGTTGGCCAGAGATCGCCCATTTTTAGCGTACTGCACTTTGTCGCCAGCACGCGGAAACAGGGCTTCGGCCAGCCTGCCCTTGGTCAGCATCATGTAGCTGCTTCCCTTGGTCTGGTTGGTGTACCCATAGTACATGCGCTTCGCGGTAAGCACCCGGATGAAGAACCTTTTAGCATCGCCTTTGGTTCCTATCGTCCCGAAACTCTCACCGCTTTCGTTGTACTTGATCGGATCAGGATTGCCATCATTCAGCGGCCCCTGCTTCCCGACAGACAGATTCCAGTTGGCGGCAAACCGGCTCGAATCGTGTTTGGTCAGGCGCACCGCCGTGTCCAGGGCCGTCGCGGCATAGGCACCCAACAGGAACTTAGGCACCGAAGCCATGCTGAGCTTCAGGTTGGCTGACACGATCTGGTTGTGCTGCTTGGTGGCCGCAACGATCTGGGCGAACTTGCCCGTCTTGTACCCGCCAACGCCGGCGTGACGTGAGATATTGCCGGGCTTGATTGCCATCAGCGTGACACCTCCAGGCGCCACTGCTTCTCTTCCGTGGCTTGCGTTACGGAGTCCACCGTGTAGCGGACGTTGTCCATAATGACGCCGTAGCCCAGCCGTGGAGTGAAGCCAATGTGCTGCTGGTAGATGAATAGGTTGAGGGTCTCGGCGATCTGCTGCTGGCCTAGCTGGCCGGTTCTGGCCTGGCTGCCTAGCAACACCGACACCTGCCGGGTCATCTCCGTCCCTCCGGTCAGGCGTCCGGTCTGTGGGTCGAAAACAGAGGGGGTCGCAGACGGCAGCTTGAACTCGACCGTCTTGAATCGAGGCTGGTCCTGCTTAGCTCGCGAATAGTAGTAGCCTGAATCGAAGTTGATCTCCATCACCCGGTACCAGAAGGAACCTAGTTTGATGAAGTCTCCGTCAGCCACATCAAAGTTGCCGGAGTAGGCGACGAAGTATTCCGCTTCCGCGACCTGCAGGCTCTGCTCAGAGTCCGCTGTCGAACGCAGTTCGGTATCCGCATATCCCAGCACGGCGGGTCCGATGACGACTGGCCCGAGGTCATCACCAAAGCCGGTGACGCGCACCGGGTAATGTTCTGCAACACCGCCTGACGGGGAGGTGACTTTGTGCGCCCGCAGCAACACCTCGTAGGTATTGTCGTCACCCTGCCAGCTGTCTGACTCAACCGTACCGCTTATAAGGTAAATGGAGTTGTCGGCGCCCCGCAGCGCCAGTATGCCTGATACGTTTTCTTCTGGCCCCACATAGATATGGACACGCCGCGAGCTGCGGTGCCAGAGGGAGACGAAAGCATCAATGCGCTTCTTGCGACCGATGATGGTACTGGGGCCGAACGTCGTTGTCCCAGGCGTCCATACCTCGAAGCTGTCCCGCTTAAAGTACCCTGCAGAGATGTGGACTGAAGTAGGCACGGCTACACGGTAGTGTTGGTCACCGGGTCGTATGCGGGAGAAGCGTAACCGGCCAGCCAGGACGTCGAGGGGGTCGTCGTCTGATTGAGATTGACCAGCACCATGTCGCGATAACGCAGATAGGATGCCTTCAGCCGCTCCAGAAGTTCAGCCACCTTGTAGGGTTGGCGCACAAACTCGTTCTGGCCATCGCTGTGCTTGGTTGCGATTGAAATCTCAGCTACCTGCAGCACCTCCATGGCGCACCAGGCCCGAGCGGCTTGGCGGGCTGCCGTGTAGGCTAAGTCTGCCGGGCTGCCGCTGTTGTCGCCACCGGCCAGGAGAGCGGCCAGCGTCACTGGAAGCCAGGCACCAAACTCCAACTTCAGCCCGTCCTCGATCTCCAGGTCGACGAATAGTTGATCGGGTAACTCACGTGAATCCTCGTCTATCCCAATGAAGGCCCTGACAGCTTCTGTGGTGGTTAAACCGAGGATGTCCATAACCTACTCCGCGTGAGGTTGCAGTGGAGAGGATAACACGTCGTCCAGGCAAACGCGAGGAAAGCATGTCAGGCCGGTGTCTCTGGAGGCATTCAGTACGACAACCCCGAGGCGAGCAGCCTCATCGGCTAACGCAGGGAAATACTTGATGAATCTCGGCAGGCTGACCGCATCTCCCAGACCTGGGTGCTGCTCGTGCCAGTGCCGGCGACCGTCAGCGGCGTATTTCCCGTCCAGTCCCACCAGAACGACGCGCTTAGCGCCGGCAGCCAGCGCAAAGCTGATTGCCCCGCCGCCTGAATTGCGGTAAGCATTGAATCCGGTTCCTTGCAGGCTGAACACCTTCTCAGTGGTGATTTGAGAAACGGTAGCACACACTCCCTTGAACGTCTTCTCTACCTCAGTCCCATGCACCTTCCACCATTTGCGGTCGTAGAAGAACAGGAGGTCGGCCCAAGGCGCCAAGCGGAACGTGGTGTTCGTCACCACGACAGGGCACTTGTAACGGGTCGCGTAGGCTCGCACCGCCTCCACGTCCGTGGTGGTGAGGCTGGGACCAGAAGCCAGCACGAACACCGTCTGACCCCGCCACCGACCCCACCAGCCAGGGATAGTAACCCTATTCCGCCTACCGCTCTGACTGTCTTCCGACTGCGCCGCTGACCTGGCGACATACAGCCTCGGCGTATCTCCTGGTTCGGTGAGATCAGAATCTGCACTGAAAAAGAGTAGATCCGCCTTTCCCTCAGAGGGAGGAAGCTGATCAAACCCGACAAGGATAATGCGCGTGGCTCCGAGAAATGTGGCAAAGCTGACAGCATCCGCGCCCGGCTCACGGTAAATCGGATATCGCTGATTCCGAAAGAAAACCGCACGCGGATCTGAGACATTGGAGGCGGCCACCACGGCGCCAAGACAACGCCTGCGGCCTTCGCGCTGATTCTTCTTCCACCACTCGCGACGGGAAACGAACAGCACGTCAGCCCAGGGTGCGGCGTAGAGCGCATCCTCGACCACCACCACTGGGCAGCTATTGGTCTGTGCGTAGTCCTGCACATATTTCAGGGTGCCATCATCACCCTGTCGTATGACAAACACCGTGCAGCCTTTCCACACATCTCTCCAGTGGCGTGTGTCAGTCGTACTTGGTGCCAATAGTTTTGGATAGGGCATATCAAACGACCACGTAGTTGGCTATATCGGCACCCACCCAGGCTCGCAGCACGCTGAGCGTGTGATCGTCCCGCCAGCGGCGACGGAAGCCTGGACGTGGGCGGTGACCCATCCCGAGGCCCAACCTTCCTGGAAGACCCTTGATGCCTACCACAGTATTATAGCGGTGGGTATTGCCGGTGCCTTTAGGCAGCGAATCCCAAAACAGGCGATCAACGCCGATACCCCCGCTGTCCAATACCCGTAAAGCGGCGTCCTTCAGGTAGTCCATGGCAGAAGACTGTAACGCCGTATTGCAGAGCGCCGACCCTTTATTGGTGAGGGTTATGCAGACACGCAAAGGGACGTTGTAGTATCGTTGCCCTACTGAACCTGTCGCTAGATTTCCGCGCAGTGTCTGCAAACAGGTCTCTATGTGATTGGGGGCGTACCAGTCGTCGTGCTCCCAGATCACGATGACATCACCTGTCACCTCCGGCAGCGCCTCCAATATATTACTGGCCAGGGATCTGCCACCCTCATAGAGGCGCGGTAGCTTGAGATGGAGCTGCCCCATAGTGAGACTGGCATGTCGGGTGCCGTCATCAGCCACAATCCACTCATCTGGCTGGATGGTCTGCCGAGCCATATACCGCTCAGCCAGCGCCATGCCTAAGGGCTGATCAGCCGTGGGAGTGATGACGGAGATGCGCATCAGTAGTCGTTGACTGGGCGGCGATATACCGTGAACCCGAAGTAGGGATTCTTCGTATACACCCCAGGCCACTTGGCCGGAATGCGCTTGTGCTTCCACAGCACGTAGTCGACACACATCTGATCGCGCAGGCTGTGCTGATCCAGCTCAGCTTTCCAGGCTTCATTCAGCCGCCGAATGTCGGCGGTATGCCGGCGCAACACCACACCGTTGCAGGCCAGACCGCCCGGTGGAGTTTCGTGAATGGGGAATCCGTCAATCTCATACGCCTTCAACTGCTTGAGCACCGTCTCGCGTTTCGCCTTCTTCAGTCGGATGATCTCCATCGCCTCGGCATGAAGATTGTCGCGGTAAGGGTGACGGAAGTTGACGAAGTCGCCGTAGTGCAGCAGCGACAGCGGGTCGACCTTGAAGGTGAAATTGCAGTCGGTCCACAGCGACCACTCGGTATTGGTGTAGCGGTGACTGAGGGCCTTAAACGTCCTGGATTGTCGGGTTGGAGCAGATACTGGGCCTACATGCACAACACGCCAGAAGTTCGACTTCAGGTGTGGATTATCGGTGAAGCAGATAAACTCGGCGTCAGACTTGATCTTGGAATCGTGCAGCGGATCAGTTTCGCCGAACACGCAGGTATATACCGTCAGCTTTCCGGTGCTCATTGCCTGCCTCAAATCAGATCGTTGCATTGAGTCCTGTGCTCTGTTTTAGCTGCCTGCGGCAGCCACATACTTACCGTCTTCTGTCGTGAGATAGATGCCGTCTTCGGTCACCAGTTCAGTTGGCAGCCCGTCCAAAACGTCCCATGGGTTCTTTATTATAGCAACAGTGCCGGTAGCATGGTCGAAAGCCTGAAATTCAGAATTAACCATTAGGTCCTGGTCTGGACCTTCCGCCATAGGGGTCGAACCAGAAGATACCCTGACCACGGCAGAACTGAATTCTATGCCCTCAGCGGATAGATCAACCAATTTCCCGCCTATCGTTAGGTTGGTTGAGTTTATGAGCGCCGAATACAACTTAGAATTAGCATAGTATGCCATGCCGCTGTAGGTCGCCATAAAACGGCCAGAAGCAACGCCTACAGGATAGATAGAGCTTATGCCGACCGCTGGCTGCTGCCGCAACTGATTGTCGAATCTGATTGATAGCGATTCCAGCGTTAGGCCGACAGAAACCCCATTATCCTTTATGTCAAACTCCTGCAGGCTGTCTGAACTAGACATAACGTATGCGTCAGCAGGTGGTGTGAGGGTCCATCCAGCAGGCTTTGCCAGAGCACTTCGAGGAGCTTCAGAGCTAACCCCCGCTAGATCGACAGAGCCTGTAACCAATGTGCCAGGAGAAACATCCAGGCTCATCGCGCTGACCTGAACCCCACGGTAAATAAACCAGTCGTAATAACCGCCTACTGAAATCCTTTTAAGAAAAGCAAAGCAGTGCTTGGTAGTCCCGTTTTTGATTGTGGCGGCATCATACCAAATAGAAGCGACGCCAGTCCCCACAGATGTCTTCTTATTGGACTGCAAAACGGCGAGCAGCATGTCAAAAAAGAAATTTCCGGCGTGTACCTCGAAGCTAATACTTCCGCCTACTTCTCCTTGCGTTGTTACGGTGCCAGAGTAAGTATCTGATATCTGCTCAGAGCCTGTAGAAGTAATCGTGGTAGCCAGACTTTCTGCGGTAAATGGTACGGGCTCCCATGTGACTGAGTCGGACCATAGAGAGGTACTATCGGTGTCTTTCGTGTAGTAGAGCGATACTTCTGAGGTAGCGCCGAATGAAGAGCAGGTCATTTCATTTACGCCTCTATAAAGGCCACGTACTTGCAGCCTGTGCCGCGAAGATCAGAGGATTATAAGCTGGCTATGCTGAGGCGTCACTCAATTTGCAGCGAAACATGCCAAGCTCTATTTAGGCTTGTCACGGCATCTGCGGCCACTGTGCCACCAACTAACTGCACATGGCTGATTGGCAGTGTCAGCGATTTCGCGGATGCCATCTAGGATATCGTTCTTATCGCCTTTGTACAGGACGGCAATGATGCGCATGGTAGTTTTTCGCGGTTAGGGTAGTATATAAGCAGGCTGTAACTGAGGCACTAGGGTGGTTGCGCTGAGGGTGATGCAGCGCCGTGAGTTTTATCTCGCGCCGCAGCGCACCGCTCTTCAAATTCCATCGGCTTAATGGCGACACCCTGCTTACGCAGGGAGGTTACGATGTCGGTGCCAGCACAGGCGTCGAATGCCAGCGGCCTGGCAGTGGGTTTGGTCATCAAATCGGTCAAGAGCTGCTGGTTATGATTCACAATGTCCAGTAGTTCAGCGATCGTAACCTCCTCGGCCTCGTCTTCGATCATCTCCTGACGATAGGCCAGTCCACCGGCAAGAATCGCAACCGCCGCAATGACGATTGCTAGTATCAGCATCCACTCTCGCACTAAAGCGACTCGTGTCATTGTCATCTACCTATAATCAAAGCGGCCAGAGCTTCCCAACCGCCACGCACCCAAACCACGACCGCCAAGCCGAAAACGGATAGGAAGCCAATACCAATCTTAACCAGCTTCATAGTGATGTGAATCTCATGAAACCAGTCGCTGTGGTTGTGAATCTTGCTCCACTGGCTCTTGTCGCTATCCTCCAGCTTCCCGATACGGTGCTCGTGGAGCAAGGTCTTAACATGGGCGTCGGTGTCGTCGTCTTTCACAGGATTAAGGCTCGGGCGAAACGTGTGGCTGAATCTCGGCGGGGCTGTGCCATAGCGATGGGACGGGGCGGACATAAGATAATTCCTGGCGCAGCAGGGCCACTTCCGCCTTTAGCCGGTCAACGTCAGCACAGAGCTGATCGTATCGCGTATCGTCCGCTGGCTTATCCACGGATCAAGCCTTTGCAAAGGTGCCTGTCTTGTTGAACAGCCCGACGAGGATGCCGATGGCTTTCTCGATAATGGGCCATAGGGCGGTTACCTGGCTTGATGCCGCTTCGAGGATTTCACGAATCGCGGTCAGCTTTTGCTCGCCAAGGCCCTTGCCGGGGATGGCTTCTTCGATGGCCTTGATCGCAGCAATGATGCTGGGCAGCAGTTGCAGAACGGTGGTAACAGTGGTGAGCCAATTCATTTCACTTTCTCCTGGCAGCGTATGCCAAGCATAAATTCAGAGATCACGAAAGACCCCTCTGGGGTCCTCATCGGGGTCGCTCGGGCGGTGGGTCCGCACTGGCAGCCGCACAGTGCCGACGACAAGAGTAGGATCAACCCCGCCCTTTTCACGGATCGCGCCCCACATCGAGAGCGCCCCGGTAATCGCGGTGACGGCGGCGACCAGCACCTCGGATAACTGCCCACTATCCACCTCCAGGCCCGCTATCGCGGCGACGGATGCCAGCACGGTGGCGAGGCCGCCCAGCAGCGCCTTATGGGTCCACCACGGCTTCGCCGGCTGCGGGGTGACTGTGGGTATTGCCGTGTCCCGGTCGAGCCAGGCGCGGTGTACGCGGTCTGTCAGGGGGCCATAGATGCCGTCCTCGTCCAGCGGCTCCACCAGGATCTGATAGGCGAAACCGGACTCGTTAAAGGCATGTTGCAGGGCGCGGGTTTCGGCGCGGGTCATACATAGCCCCCGGGCGTCCAGACATTGCTGGGTTTCAGCCCCTCAGTCAGAAGGAGGAGGAGACTTTTCATTGCGTGTGTCCTGACGTTAAAGCCCAGCCTGGTCGGTGATACTGCGCCGAGCCCACATGAAGCCCTGCTGGAGATTGGTCTTGGCAAGCTCGACAGCTCTTTTGTCGGTCTTGTCATTATTCTCCAGTCGGAGAATAAGCGACTCGCATTGCAGGGCAAGAGCGTTCGCCGCCTTCATAAGATTCGCCTCGGGTTGTTCTAGGTCGTAATAGTAGCCGGCCATTTTCTCGCATCCTCCCGCAAATCTAACCGTGTCTAGCCAGGTCATTTCACTTTCTGAAAGGCGAAGCCGCTCTTGTTGAGGGCCTGCTGGAGGGCCAGCACTTCAGAGCGTGTCATACGTAACCTCCCGGCAGCCAGACGTTGCCCGACTTCATGCCCTCAGTCAGAAGATCGCGGGCTTTCTGCGCCGCTTCCCGTTTCGTGATGCAGCCGTTCTTGTTGGCATCGAGGCCCTTGTTGGCCTTGTAAACGGGGTCGCCCTTGCGCCACAGCACCAGATCAAGGGGCTTGCCAACGGCGGCTGGCCAGAGGATCGACAGGTACATGTCTTCCAATGACCGGATGCGCGGCGAGTAGGGCGCCAGGTAACGCTGGACGTAATCGAGTTGCTCCACCGCGCTCATCTTCTTGAGTGCAGAGGTGGAGGTGCCGAGATACTGCGCAGTTTTGGACACGAACTGAATCAACCCGACGGAACTGCTACCGGGATTTCTGATCGTTGGCGAGAAGGTTCTTCCCGTCTCAAACGCCATACAGGCCATCAACCACGAGGCATGATCTTCGCTCCACGACAATTCCGCGCACAACCGATAGACCCGATCGCGGAAAGGCTGGGAGACCCGAGCGCCCCAGGCTAATGGCTTGGTCGGCATCACAGCCCGGACCCCCAAGCGAAGGCGAC